TCCCCTTAAGGCCTGACCCTTGTAGGGTCACAACCCACAGGAGGTGATACTATGGTATCATCCGATGTCCGGCGTAATACTAGCTCGCAAGAGCAGTGTTCCGATTGCGGGCGCTTCATATCGCACGAGCAGAGTCACCTCTGCGCGTGCATCACAGTGGCTGTCTGTGATGCGGATGGAAACCGCATCGAGATCCCACTGTGTCCGAAGTGCGTTGCAATTGCACAGGGTAAGTAAACCCTGACGCACTCGACACCGCTTCGACTGCGGATGAATAGTCGAAACGCCCTCTGCGTCCCCAACCGTTTGATGGTTGTGGAGGAAGGTGTTTGTTGGGACTGGCCGCCCAGCACTGATGAGACAGGCCAATGGTCTGACCCTTCGGGGTCACAACCCAAAGGAGTACTATAATGAGCGATGCTCAATGGTACAACATATCGGCGTTAGTGCTTGCACTAGCTGGGCTGACACTTGTGATCTGGCATCACTGGGGACACATCTGTGCTTCCTTAGTCAGGGACGAACCGAAAGGTTCTGAACAGACTGTAACTCTGGTTCCACTTAGGTGGCATCAGGATCAGTGGGTCAGTGACGAAGTGGCTGAGCGTTTCTATAGAAAGCGCAGTCCAGTTACGCTAATCGTTGGTCCTCAAACTTCGGACACTCTGGATCAAGTCCAGATGAAGAAGCGTAGGGATGCGATTGTGCTTCCCGATCAGTCGGGATTGATCACCCATCAACGATGAGGTGATCACGCCGAGTCACCTCTCCGGGTACCGCTGGTATCCGGAGAGACTTAAGAGAGTACTACCATGCTTCTCATGGAGGGGAAGTCGGGAAGAGTGGTTTTAGTATTGTCTCAGTGTACCAGCCCTCGCCGTAAGGTGTGGTGCTGACTTTTGAGATGACCTGCGTAGGTCATAACTCTAACACGAGGAGGTCATTATGACCGCCCCCCCCCGAAGGTTCTGGGTTCCACCTTCCCCAGAAGATAAGAACGCTGAAGGTATCACTGAGGATGACAAGCAGCTCACGGCACGTGCGATTGACACCGTGCTCGGCAATCCTTATCCTCGTAACCGTCGGCTTCTCACAAGCTGGGAAGGCGAACTCGCTACTCATCTGGATCATGTCACCGTGATCCGTGTGAGCTAGTCAGTCCTTAACTGGACTTAACAACCAAACGGACACACGGCGAGAAATCCCGTGTGTCCTATTCAGAGATGATGTAAATCATACCTCTAACACAAGGAGAGTTAGTTATGAGTGGCGATATGTTACTCGATTGTTGGCATAGTCCCGATGACCTTGCGAGGGTCAAGGAAGCTATCGCTGGCACCGATGGAACTGTAGACTCTGACGCTTATCTTATGAAGATTCGGTTACTTCATGATTCTATCTTCGAGGAAGATACAACCCTCGAAGAGGTTCTGGAGGCCTTCTTCAGGCTATGGGTGTGGATAGCTACAGGTACTCGTGACAACTTGCAGCAACTTCACTTTGGTCACTTCACGTACAAGACGGCAGAAGATGTTGCAGACCAGTTTGCTTGGCGACTGATGGAGCACCTTAAGGGTGATCCGGCCAACGATGCGCCCCGGCACATCCAGAATTGGCTAGATGTATGCCGTCTCAAGGATAAGAGGTCACCCAAAGAGATCCATATCAAGATCCTCGAAGATCTGGTACTCAAGGCGAAGGGTGACTACTGGATGTGGAAGGATCTGGAAGATGCTAACTCACACTTTGGAATGTGGTACAACAGGCGTTCCAAGTGAGTAATGCTGGAAGAAGAGAAGTATACCTCCTCTGGCTTTCGGGTCGGAGGAGGCCTTTGACACTTTTATAGGATGAGTGTTTGTACTGTCATCCTTAGAATCCCTCACACAGGAGTGTTTATCATGAAATATGATAACACAACCCTAGTGAATCCTTTGGTCGAGGGGGATTCGGAATTAGTAAAGCGTGTGCTATATCACGCTAAGCCCTCCAGTTGGGATGGGTCAGATGCTGTGGATCGCTTAGTAATTCCTGCACATCAAGAACTGGAACTGCAAGGAACGCAGGAGTTCAAAGAGTTACAGCGTCAGTTCCCTGATGAAGACGATCAGCAACACGAGATTGCTAAGAGTTGCTGTAAGTTCTACATTGGGCAGCAACAGACAGAGTACCCACACCGAGAGCATATTATCCAGACGGAACGGCGAGAGCTGACGGGCCTTTGGGCTCCTGAGGTTACTCGGTGTTCGAGTAATGTAATGCCGATCTGCGATCGTATGACAGAGTCAATGCAGTGGACCTCTGATACTCAGCTTCGTTACAGCATGGAGCTTCTTGAAGGATGGATGGGATCAGATGCATTCCATTCGAAGGATGGTGGAGCCTATGCAGAACGTTTCGAAACTGTAGCTGAAGAACTGAAGCGAGTAGGCGACTCAGTGTTCTACCCAACAGTAAGGCGTATCGATAAGCGTGGAAGGCGATACAATCATATGAGTAACTGTGGATGGCAAACAGAGAGCCATACAAAGGGACTTATTGATTTCGCTAATGCCGAAGAATGTACACCAGATGTGTTCTGGTCAATTACGAATGGCATGGCAGGTCTTCACGCTAACAACTGGGAAGCAATTCTCAGTTGTGGCTCAGTGAGTCAGTGTATCGATAAGTACGGATACGGCCTCGTTCGCGTGGCGTTGAAGTGCAAAGAGTATGCCCAAACTGGGAAGACAACCCTTGCGGCAGAGTTTGATCAGGGTTGTTCGGGGCAGCTGTTTCAGGCGTTGATTGAGAAAAGTATGTCTGGTATGCGGCTGGGTAATCTCTTCGGAGGCAAACGGCGAGACGCATATATCGAGATGTGTCGGTGGATCAACTCCATGGATAATGATATTGAGTTGGATGATTCGCTACGTACTACCGCCAAACGGTTGGCACGAGGCGGACAGTATGAGGCTGGTGTTGCTGTCATGGCAACCCACCTCTTGGGTCTCGATCCAGACAAGATGGAACGGCTGTACCAAGAGGACAGGGTTTACCTGTTAGACCATGTTGAGTACCCGAGTTGGGTGCCCACACACCCCGATTTCGTACATCTCTTCACCAAGAAGGGCACACTCCGTGCCGCAGTTACGTATGAAGAGCTGTATGATGTGGCCAAGAAGTGGGTTCGTAATGTTGGTGCTCCGGCTATGCATGAGGTTATTCCGGAGATCAGATCTCTCGGACAACGTTCACGTAATGCCAATGAGCACTGCGTCGAGACCACTGGCAAGATGATTGAGTTGATTCGTGGTGATGGGCAAGTAATTCCCTTCATGCCTTATAGCCGCCTGACAACAGAACCAGAGCGTACAGTTAGGGGTTCTGTTAATGGTAGGAAAGGCAAGGCAACGTACACACCGTTTGAGGTTGAGATGTTCGGATCGATTAGCTGTCACCTCGCCGCGATATATGATTCGTACTTCAACAGTGAGCTCAATCTTGAAAACAAAAGTCAAGATTGGCATCAACTTGACAACCATGATGGTTTCTTACTTCAACCAAGTCGAGTTGGGCGGTTCTTTGAGAATGCTCGTAATGTCATGGTGCGAATTATTCCCACAATGGAGGCTACGTTGGCTCCTCTGTGGGAAGCGAATGATGTCGAGCCACCGAGTGGACCATCATACGCTGAGATTGCTGAGATGATCCCACCAGTGATTCGTATGCACCATCTCGACACGATTGACTGAGTACTGAAGACCAAAGATCCACGGGCTCTCGTTAGTCCTCGACCCTCTGACGAGAGCCCGTCATCATTGGCCTTCGTCAATGGCCCGGAGTAGGCTATACTTCATTGAAAGGAGTGAATCATGGCTGGTTCACAAACCTACCACTCGTCTAGGCATGTCATGCGTGAAGCAGTGGATGCCGACGGAAACCCGTTTCTTGTGGATGCTATTGTGAATAACAAGGAAGGCACCATAGCCCTTAGGATCATCTCTTTGGATGGTAATGTGGATGTGGATAAGCTTCACACCTACATCGGCTATCGCCCCCTTGATTCAGTCTCCGTAAAGAAAGAGTGTGACGAACTTGGTTTCACAGTTGAGGGTGACAATCTTATGATTGAATCCTTTGACACGAATAACCTTCGGTACATTCGATTGCTGCGAAGACTGGAAACTCCCAAGACAACGAAGACTTCTGATGGCAAGTTTGTTACGACTTGGCTCTGTGAGAAATGCGGACTCTCCTTAGGAGGGAAAACACTGATACAGAGTTATCCGATAACTATCGAATCCATTCCCTGCCTGACAAAGGAATTGTCAATCAAGGCCTGTGAATCACGGTTTGATAATGAGTTTGCTAAGTGTGCGGTTTTGTATGAAACCGACAAAGAGGTAAAGAAGGCAGTTGCCAGCGTAAAGTGGTAGGTTAAGTCTTAAGTAAAGACTGAATAAACTCCACCCCTCTGAGGTGAGATTCCTCAGGGGGGCTTTTCTGAACCGACTATTTATTAGTCAAGTGTGGCCTGTCTTTACAGGGGCTCCGCCCTGCATATATAATATGGAACGTGTATGTGCAACTGTGGAGTATAGATTAGGCTCCGCCTTGTAATCCGTGGGACACTAGCTCAGGCTCCGCCTGTCTCAGTATCCCTTACTCTGTTATGCCCGCCGGGGCACGTGGTAAGTTGCTGTGTGAGCAGCACTTGTGTGCGTGGGCGGTATACATGGGTATAATAGTATAGTATGAGCTAAGTTTGAAGCTTAGTTTGTCTGTATTGTTATTGTTATTGGGTTTACATACTATGTGTATGTACCCTGAGGTTAGACTTAAGGTTAACGGAGGTCTGTGATGACATACGAATACGAAATCACACCCCTGACACCTGCGGAGCGGTCCAAGAAGTCTCCTACTCGTGAGTATAGCGAGAAGGCGATCAAGGATAACCTGTGCTCTGCTAGGAATGTCATGGGCGTGAAGGATAAAGAGTGGGGTAAGCTGGCAATGAACCGTTGGATATCCCGTGCTGTGAAGGCATGCGAGAAGAGACCCGCGTTTCAGAAGGAATTAGAAGCGTGTGGGATCAAGATTACCCTGTTGGAAGAGAAATCCGACAAGAAGGCTTGATCTACGGGCATCTGCTTTTTTCGACAAACTTCGGTGTACCCCTCGATAACGGGGGTACACCTTTTCTCCCTTTAGAGAGGTATAGGCTATCTTCGGAGAGCCTTGTGAATTCCTCGTAGCATCTATAGGATGCGGGGAGACAACTATCACAGGGGATTCTCCCTACCTGTATAAATATTGGGAGGGATGCATCACCACTGTCCTGAGTAAGAGTGTGTAACTCTATGGTAAGGCAATATAAGCCTCATGACTTGAAACTACTCCAACATTCAACACACCCCGACGGGGGTAGACCGTGGCTGAATAAGGCTTCTGACATCGGAGCCTAAGGCACAAGCGTAGACTGTGGTAGTCTGCCCAACGACCAAGTGGTTTAGGGCATTCCCTTGACTGGGATCACGCTGGTACTGAGGTGACCATATCTTTACGATATCTCTCGGTTGCAGGTATAGAGAATCCTGCCGGTCAACAATCAACAAGGAGAGTCCAGTAGAACAGGTTCGAATCCTGTCTAGGTTACGCCAAGGTCGCACCTTGGGCCTAGTAGTGTTATGACTGGTAGCACGCTGGCTTCCGCGTTATGGGGGGTGATTTGGTTTAGATTCGAGAGAACTCCGCATGTCGGACTCTCGAAGACGGCGGTTCGACTCCGCCCGCCTCCATTTTTACACGTGTGAGAACAAAGGGATGTAGGGAGTCATGACCCTGCCATAGACCGCTTCATGTGATGTATCATTAGGGCTTGCATTGTGCTAGCCAAGTGAGACTAATTGAGCCACCCCTGACGGTTGTGTAGCCTAATCCTCTGCACTATGAACTATATAGACATGCCTAGTAATGTTGGACGGTTGAAGGGGCTAGGTTGAGGTTTAGATGCAGCCAAGAGTAGCAAATGTGTCATCTTTATAAGGAATGATAGCGCCACTACCCTTGGCGGGAACCTTCGGGATGGGTCGATATACTTGTCCTGAGTAAGAGCGGTAACTCTATGGGAAGGCAATATAAGCCTCATGACACTAAACTACTCTAACATTCCAGAGATACGGGTTCGACTCCCGTTCATATGGCGAAATATAGTATGTAATGTACTACGCGCGTCGCGTATGTAGTATAACTGGTAATACACTGGAACAATCTAATGCCCTGTCGAGGTGACTACATTCTACGTGTCTAGGGTAAGTAGGGTGACGTAGAGCCTAAAAACTAAAGACTAGTGGGTTCGATTCCCACGGGGCTAGTTTATTTCAAAGGAGCAGTTATGCTTACAGTTTTAGTAGACGAAGAATACGGGTATCGGAATTGGGTATGGCAAGCCCCCGATAATGCCAAGGAATTGATCTCTGATGCAATTTCTGATGAGTATTTCTTTGCCAGCAATCTACCTACCCAATTCACTGAGGGTACGTGGACTGAGATTCCATATGAGGAATACAAAGAAAGATTCGATTCCGAACAATGGGATCTCCATGCTATGCTTCATACTTACGAAGATTCCATGGTATACTCAATAGAGGATCATAAGCATTGGATAGAGCTTGAGTTTCTTGACTGGTATCTAGGAGATAAATGATGATGAATGATAACACCTATTGTGTCTTCGTGTATAATACCGTAGACGGCTTTGGTAACCCTGTGGAAATTCGAGAGAGTTTCCCTAATGTAACTGACACTGATAAGACTGAGACTGAGGTACGATCCTTGGCTTTCAGTCGATTGAACGAACTTGAGAAACTTCACGCTAACGTAGGTGTGGAGATGAATTCAAACTTTGGAGAATAATAATGATGTATCCAAACATTACAGTACGTTCCCGAGTCTCTGGATTTGATGTGCCTAGCTTCTCTGTTGAAGCGTGCCATGACAATGAAGGTGACTGGGAGACTTGGTTCAACGGAACCGAGGTAGAACTAGGGGTAGCTGCAATCAACAACCTGTTGAATCAGTACCCAGATTATGATCTGTATATTGAAGATACACATGTCCCAATCAAGGGCTATGTGTTCCAGATTCGTACAGATAATAATGTAAAGAAGTTCTTTCGAGGGGTTGACAGCGTGAAGAATCCTTTCTATAATAGGAAGGTATACGAGAACGCCACCGAAGGATCGACTGTATCCTTCACTGCAATCAACCTGTAAGGAGTAAGTAATGCTGAAGAAATGGCTTCAGGATAACCTTAAGCCTGTTGGTTCTGAGTTTACCTATAAGGGTAAGGCTATCAAGATCAACGGTAATAGGTTTAATTGTAAAGATTGTAATGATCTCAACTCCCTACAATATATGCATCTTAATGGTGAGATAGATTTGTATCTTCCTATTGAGGCATATGCTGAGGATTGGGATCATGTAACCGATAAGGAAGGTAAGTTTGTTTCTGCAACCCCTAAGGTGGGGACTCGTAGACGTAACGACTTACCTCCTGTTTATATGCAATGGAAAAAAGAGTTTAACAAAGGAGCCTGAAATGGGCATGGACGTAGTAGGAGTTAATCCTAAGACTAAAGAGGGTGAGTACTTTCGTGCTAACTGCTGGTCATGGCGACCCTTATGTGTAGCTATGGCTAACAGTGGTGCTGCTGATCATTTGACCCATCAAGAATGGGATCTTATGGCAGAGAATAGTGGCGGCGGTCCTCGCTCTGAAGAGGTATGCCAGAAGATGGCAGACCTTATGGAAGAATGGCTTGATTGGAATGAGATGGCAACAACAGAAGAGATATACGCACCAGAGGAACTCGATGATCTCGATATGTGGATTGAACGAGAGCCTAATGAACATGGCGGACATCGCTTCGTTAATCCTGTTGATGAACCTGAGGTAGATGTAATGTCTGCATACGGTACTCGATGGGAACATATAAAGGAATGGATAACTTTCCTCCGCAACTGTGGAGATGGGTTTGAAGTATGGTAATATGGAAACTTTTGTAAAAGAGTTAAGTATGAAGGAAGATCTTGTCGATAAAGAGAGACAGGAACTTCACATGATCAGGGGTAAATATTATGTGGTTTCGCGTATACTTGCCCGAGATCATGGAGGATGGGAAACCTTAGTGTTTAAATCAAACAAGGACGGTAATGTTCTTAATTGGTTGGAAGAATATGGCTATATAGGTTATGAACCTATACACGAAAGTGTTAGAAAGTTTCAGGAGCTTCAATATGAACGCAATAATAAACCCTATAGTAAAGATATTGTGGATTGATGCTGAAACTATAGGTGATAATGGATGGCAGGAGTTAGAGGATCTTAAGTCTTCTATTGAATCTCCTCCCCCTATTATGCAAACCGTAGGCTTTCTTATAGGAGAGTACTCAACTCATATATCTGTCACGGATTCTATTGGTGACAAAGAATGTGGGCACTTAACTAAGATACCTTTATGTATGATTCGAAGTATGCTTTATTTAGAGGATATTGACAATGGCTAAGCAAACAATTGCTGATATGTCACACATTGCTAACATTAGAAAGAAGGGTAAGCCCCGTCGTTCTAAGAAGAATAAGTATGGACTCCGTAGAAAAGGACGGAAAAACTAATGAGTATGATTTATGATTTACAATATATCGTGAACCACTACATGCCCAGCACCCATATCTGGCGGGAGATCCAGTATGAACTGGAAGCAACTGACCATGAAATGGAAGAGGCATTTGAAGAGATCGGTGAGAACATAGCAGGAGATCTTGAGTCTGATGTCGAGGTAATGGCGGAAGACTGGATGGATCGACATGGCTGTGCCTATGAAGATGACTTCCGTAGTGCTGTTGAGAAACTTGTAGCTGAAAGGTTAGAAGATGATGAATCTGAATGATAAGCCTGACATGTGGGGTACATGCCCCAGCTCTGCTATGTGGGGTGTACCACCTGATGGTGATGAATACTACGAAAGGCGTAAGCAGTCTGACTTCAACGAGGAAGTATACTGGGCAGAACGTGAGGCTAAGCATTGGATGGAAGTAGCCGAAACTTTCTATTGGCAATGCGGTGGCCGTGATGGCTGCGGTAGTCTTGATGGTATTGATAACTTAGTTGAATACTATGCTCAATGGTTTGAAGTTGAGGAGGATGAAGATGAAGAAAGCATTTGAAATCACAATTCATTATTCGGAAACATCATGGGGAAAGTGTTACGCTATAGTCGAGGCAGAAACCAAGGATGAAGCAGAGGATTTGTTTATGAATGACCCTTGGGAGTATGACTGGGAAGGCTGGGAAGCCGATGATAGTGAGATGCGTGACTGGGAAGTGGATAGTATAGATGAATGTCCTTGGGCAACCAAGAAACTACAAGATAAAGAACAGAAAGCATCTGCATTCGACGAAGCACTTGATATGGTTGAACGAATTGCAGAAGAAGAGAAGGAGAAATCAGATGACTAAAGAAGTATATGTTGATGCTGGTCTTATCTGGATTGGCGACCCGTGCTATGTCATGGGTGATAATGCAACTAACAGAGTCACTGATTGGATGGACTTCTGTGATAAACTGCATACCCATGAGGGTGTATCGACACCCTTGGGACACGGCGTTGGTGTCGCTGTCTCTAGTGGATACGGTGATGGAGCTTACCCTGTTGAGATTGAGTTCAACGATGAAGGTAGGCCATCGAAGGTAACTATTACATTTATAGAAACCGAAGACGAAGAACACTGGAGATCCTACTGATGCTGCTCCGGTAGCTCAGGGGACAGAGCAACGGTCTTCTAAACCGTGGGTCGCAGGTTCGAATCCTGCCCGGAGTGTTTGGCTCCGTAGCCCAATTGGCAGAGGCAGTGGACTTAAAATCCATACAGTGTGGGTTCGAGTCCCACCGGAGCTATTAAGGAGAACAACAATGGCTTATTGGAATGAGATGTATACTAAGAGAAAGCAAAAGGAAATGCTTAAGAAGGTAATAAAGAAAGACAACAGTCCCTACCCTTCTTATGATATGGTTCCTCGTACAACTACTACATCGTGGCAAGAAAGAGCCCGTGAACGTAGGAAAGAAAGGAACTTTTGGATTGTTGGTGGTGTTATTATTGCTATTGTAGTTGCTTGTGGTATCTTTGGGATTCTATGGGTGGCACAGCTATGATACCTATACCTGTATTAATTATAATGTTATTACTACCTGCATGTGCGATTCTATATGCAGTGTATTGTGTTTGTAATGGAGAACCATAATGGCTAAGCAAGAATGGGGTATCTGGGTATCAGGTGCTTCAGAAGGATGGCTAACTGATGGTGGTTACTGGGATGATAATGTAGACTGGGTAGACTTACCCGCTATATATCCTACCAGACAATCCACTACTGCAGATGTTCAATGGTTGAATAAAGATAGCAAGGCTACTTATAAAGCTAGGAGATTCGATGACGATATTACTTGAGGATGATGTAAGAGATCAGATTAATGAACAGCTAGAGTATGCTTATGAAGATGAGGGGATTGGTACCTACGAATGGCATGGATCAAAAGAAAATGATGTATGTATGAGAATGCGCTTGACAGATGATGTGGCTATGGTAGAATACACTACTGACAAGGACGAGATGATATATGTAAATATTACAGGCTATCTACGAGACATTGAAACCGATCAAGAACTCGATTGGGTGGCTGAACTAGAGTCAGCTGAGTATGATCACCCACACTACGTAGCTAAGTATAAGGTTTATGAGGTATAAATGGAAATACAAGTTACTATAACTTCTACTCTTTTTGATTCCTTACTTCGGACTGGATATATTTGTGATTACACAGACGATGGTTTCGTCTTACATGAAACTGCTGGTTGGATACCAGTGGGTGATGTATTAGAATATATTCTATCAACCGAGGAGGGAGATCGTGCGACGAGAAGAGAAGAGAAGGAAGCCAAAGAAAGACGATAAATCAAAAGGAAAGACTAAGAGTTATAAGTCCCGCCGAGAAACTAAAGGTATTCTTCAACAGTGGGAAAATAAAGATTGGGAAAGTTTATTGAGTGACAATATAGAAGGAGATACTAATGTCACACGAGATGACGGAGAATGATTCTGCAGTATACTTTGCTAAGCCTGCATGGCACGGCCTTGGTAAGGTAATTGAGAATCCGTTTAGTATTAGTGATGCACTTGAGCAAGCCGACCTTGGTTGGAAAGTAAGCAAGAGTAATGGTATCCTTACCAACACTCCACTTATGTCTTATAGTGATGATCATCATGCTATTATACGACAAGATACTTCTGATATTCTGGGTATTGTAGGATCAAACTACAAAGTACTTCAGAATGAGGAAGTGTTCAGACTTGCTGAGTGTTTCGGTAAGGATGTAAAGGTTGAGTCGGCAGGCTCAGTCCAGAACGGTTCAAAGGTTTACTTACTCCTTAAGGGAGAAACGTTTGATGCTGTTTATAATGATGCAGTTAATAAGTACATGGCTTTATTCTGGAGTCATGATGGTAGTATGTCTATGACCGCACTACCCACATCTGTACGTGTTGTATGTAAGAACACATTAGATATGGTTATTGGTCAGGCTGACAAGGCTACTAACAAGATCAGTATTAAACATGCTGGTAATATGGAAGAAAAGATGGATGCTGCCCGTGATGCTGTCATGCGTTACAATGAGGTAGGTACATTCTTTGAGAATACTGTCAAAGTTCTTGGCCGTACTGAGCCCACGGTAGAGGATGTTAAGAAGTTCTTCGTGTCTGTATATCAGATGCTTAACGATGTAACTATTGTTAACAACCCCACCAATGAAGAAGAGGAAGCAGAAAAGGTTAAGGCTGCTGTTGAGATTTCTTCATGGACTAATACGTTTGAGGAAGAAGCCAAAGACTTTGGTATAAATCTTTGGATTGCAGCGAACTCTGTTACGAATCACATTCAGCACCGCGTTGCTACTAGAGGACGTAAGAAGACCCCCGCTTCTGCTGCCTATAGCAACTTGATTGGTACGAATGCTAAAGATTCTACTAAAGTGTTCCGCTCTGCTCTTCAACTTGTGGGTTAATCCCACGTAACTGAACGGGGGGAGCGTGGTCTGCTGCTGCGGGCGATACATTACTGTATCCGAAGTGCTCTGCTCCCACGCTTCTCCTTAGTAAGTTTAAAGAGGAGGTATTATGGCAAGGAAAAAGAAAAGTTTATCGATTGAAACCAACGATCAAAACTTTGGTGGTTCTTTTAATGCGCATAAAAACTGGAGGAAATTACGGGAGAAGCATAGAAAAGATGAACTACATCAAGCTAGAGGTGGTAGTAGAATCTGGAAACCAGAACTATATACACCAAACTCTAGCGCAGGTAAGGGAGATTCTCAGCGAGACTCAAACATTCCGAAGGAAATATATGATCTTAATTGGGAGCTTGCTTTTAAGAAGATTACCAAGGAAGAATATAATAAGAAGGTGGATGAATTCTGGGAGAACAATTCTATATGAAATGGGATACCTTAACTGATGACGCTAAGTTAGAGAGAAAGAACTCGCAGATCTTGTATGAACAAGAGATGCTTGAGTATGGTAAGTCTAGATATTGGTCAGACTATGAGCGCGCTCCCGATGAGGGCATACCTGAACAAGAACTTATTGATTCTTCTGTTGTAGAACTAAGAGAAGTGTTTCAGGAGTGGATTGATAGGGTGTGTCAATCAAGTAAGTCACCTCAATGGTTGTACCCCTTACTTGAGCTGGGTCCGCAGAAGATGGCTGACATAACTATAAGAGCTGTGATTAGAAGCTGGTTCTCTAGTACCTTCTGGGGATACAGGTGGGAAAAGGATAAAGTTATCCCCCCTCTAGCACAAACCTTAGCTACACAGATATCTCATGACGCTTGTGATATTATTGCGTTCCAAAGAGCTAAGGAAGATAACAGAGATGATTGGTTAAGACAATCTAAGTTTATAAAGAACTGGACACCTAAGAGATGCCGTGCATTTGCCGATAAGATGGACAAAAATGTTAAGCTATCAATTAAACAAAGGCATGACTTCGGACATAACATGCTTAGGATAGCTGCCTCTTCTAATATAATTATCTTAACTTCTCATATGATAAAACGAGGTAATTCTTATAAGAAATTTCTATCGGTTGAGTTTCATCCCGATGTTCTTAGAGAGCTACACAAAAGACACGATGTTCTTCAGAACTCTACACTAATATATAGACCTATGTTGTCTATCCCCGAAGACCATACTACAATATCTACAGGTGGGTATATACATACCAACCTAAGGAAACCTATGGTCCAGAAGTTTAGATCTAATTTCTTTGGAGACCAAAAAAGGGACCAAAAATTTTCGAGCCCTTCTTTAAAGGTTGTTAAGGGTTTGAATCACATGATGAAAACAGAGTGGTCTATCAATGAACCAGTAGTAGAGGTGATGGAATCCCTGTTTAAGAACAATACTGGGCTAGCTAATCTACCCTACTTTTCGTTCGAAGAATTCATGTATAATGAGGAGTACCCTAAAGATGGGTCAAAAGAACAACAGGCTATCTGGTGTCAACGCCAAGAGGAAGCTTGGAGTGATTGGTATAAGCAAGAACAAGCTCGCGGAAGGATGTTAATACGTCTTCAGCTGGCTGAGAATCTTATTCCTTGGGGGTTTTTCTATCATGTCTACACCCTAGATTTCAGGGGCAGGGCATACACAACCTGTGAGTTGCTGTCCCCCCAATCATCTGACCTAGATAGGGGGATGATTAGGTTTGCTAATGGTGTTAAGATAACCGAGAGGGGTAGGTATTGGCAGAAAATATATCTAGCTAACCTGTTTGACCAAGATAAAGTATCCTTTGATAAAAGAATACAATGGGTTGACGATAACTGGGACATGATTGAACGTATATCTCAAGATCCATATGGAAATAAAGAATGGATTGATGATTCCAAGAAGAAGAACAAGTCTTTCCAAAGATTGGCAATGATCTTTGACATTACTAGGAAAGATGGTATGAGTTATGTACCTGTACAGATCGATGGTAAATGTAACGGCAACCAACACTGGTCTTCTATCATGGGCGACACTGATATTGCTAAGCTGACTGGGGTAACTCCTTCAGACGAACCGCACGATCTATACCAGTATGTAGCTGATGTTACTACTGATTATTGCACTAACTTTAGTAGCGACAACGATTGGTATCGTGAGTTTCTAGAGTTTTGGGATAATAAAATTGATAGGAAGGTAACAAAGCGCAGCACAATGTGTGAACCGTATGGTCTTACTTTCTATGGAATACAGAGATACCTAAAAGAAGAGGGACACCTCGACTGGGTGTCTCGTGAGAAGAAGGGTGCAGCTATTGTTGAGCTGGCCCGAGCTATTAAAGCTAGCCTTGACCGCTCATTAAGTGGACCAAACAAAGGCAAACAATATTTAAAATCTATTATTGAAGAAGCTAACAAGCTTAACAAACACGTTGAGTGGACAACCCCCAGTGGGTTTAAAGTAGTTCACCAGTATAATAAACAACAGAAGAGGAGATCTCTTGCTCATCTGTTTAACAAGAAGGAACTTATATTCTATGTTAAGACAAATGATGTGGCTCCGCGTGATTCTTTACAAGCTATCTCCCCTAACTTTATACACAGTTTAGATGCTGCTCATATGTTTTTAACTATTGACAGACTGATAGACTGTGGTATAATAGACCTCTGTATGATTCATGATTCCTTCGGGTGCCATGCTAATTATATAGATGATATGAGAAACCTACTAAGAGAAGAGTTTGTTAAGATTCATAAGACAAACCAACTAGAAAACTTCAAGAAGGAGGTTGAAAACCAATTAGGAATTAAACTTCCCGACGTTCCAACACGGGGCAAGCTTATGCTTGAGGAAGTTTTACAATCAGATTATTTCTTTGCGTAAAGGAGAAAGCATGACTCATTTGCTAATAGGAAGTGAGGCTGACATGGAACACGGCCTGAAGTACACTGTTAAACTAGCCCTTCAGGGTAAGGATGAAAAGGTTTTGAATCTTTCGTTCCCAAGTGAGGCACTAATGTCTATTTTTATGGCTAATTTATTTAAAGAGTTTGTTGTTCAAAGAGTTCCAACAGATACTGGCCTAAATTTAACCTTAATAATTCCAGAACCAGAGTAGATTATGCCGATAGATACTAATGACTTTGAGTATTACGTTCATTTTGTTGAGGATTGGGACGGTCTTATCATCGATACTAATTTAGATTTGGAAGATGATGATGACTATATCGATTACGAGGAGGATATTATTTGTGACTAAAGTATTGGTTATAGGTGATCTTCATCTTCCAGCTGAACGATCAGACTATTTGGATTTCTGTAAGGGACTTCGCAAAAAATATAGAACCAACGAGGTTGTTTTTATAGGTGATGTATTAGATCACCATGCTATTTCCTTTCACCAGAAACACCCAGATGCTGACGCAGCTGTGGCTGAGTATCACAGAAGTATGGAAAAACTAAAGGAATGGAAGAAAGCCTTTCCTAGTGCTAAAGTATGTATAGGAAACCACGATGAAAGAGTTTATAGATTATCAGCTAATGCTGGCATCCCAGCTATGTATCTAAAGGATTATAAAACAATCTTTAATACACCCAACTGGGAATGGGAGTACGAGTGGGTAATTGATGGTGTAGGATATCTTCATGGGACTGGTGCTAACTCTGGTGTTTCACCTGCTTTCAACGCAGCTAAGACTAGAGCACAGAGTACTGTTAGTGGACACGTTCACTCAACAGGAAGCTTGTGTTGGCTACTTGGTTCTAATGATAATAAAATATTTGGTTTTAATGTACCTTGTGGGGTTGACAAACACCACATCTTAATGTATTATGGTAAGAACTTTCTAAAGAAGCCAGTCAATGGGGCTGGAGTAATAATTGATGGACACCCCTATATGGAGGTAATGGATTAATGTCGGAAGCAGAAATTAAAACCGATGAAGGTTGGAAGGCTGAGGTTGTTGATGAAAAGGGAAGCCTTGCAGAAGCTGAAGAGAAGGAACAAGTATGGATTACTTATGCAGAGGTAAAGAATTACTTAACTCATGTGGCTACCTCGTTGTTGGGGTTAGTAAATCACATTGAAAATTCAATTAAATCTATGGAAGAAAATATTACCAAAGGAGAAATAGAGGATGAACATGATGATGAAGATTAATGCTTTTACTACTGAGACGCTGGATGTTATCTGGGCTCACCTTCACGCCCCAGACGATAAGTTTGGTGAAGACTCGTCTAACCATAACATCACAATTATTGTTGATGATGAGCTTCAGAAGAAGCTAGACGAAATGGTTTCAGAAAATAACGCAAGCAGGATTAACGGCCTCAAGGTTGACGATGAAGGTCGTACAACTCTGAAGGTTAAGTCCAAGGCTTTTGTTAAGAAGAATGTTCGAACGTTCCCTTGTAGGGATGCCCATGCTAACAGAACAGATGCTGTTCCGTTCGGTGGTGATAAGGTTCGGCTTCGTCTTGCTCCGGCTATCTTAACAAGAGATGATTCTCTTAGTCTGTATCTTAACGGATGCCAGATTATCGAGAAGAACATTATGGATACTGGTGGATTCGATGCCACTGATGGTTTTGATGGTTCAAACTTCATCCCCCCTGTCGAAGACAAGGAAGATGAAGACCTGCCAATCTAATGCCTGAGTGGTTGTTCCCGATTAGTCCGGTCGCAGCGAGTAGGCCTCGCTTATGTAAACGTGGGGCCTACTTTGCTGGACCTTATAAATATTTCCGGAAGGAGATGATAGAGTTGGTACCTATGATTCTTGGTAACGACTTTGACTTATATACTGGACCGCTTAAAGTTGATCTGGAACTGTTTGTTAGGAGACCGAAGAAAACAAAACTTATGTCTCCGAAAGCTGATATAGATAACTATATTAAAGCTGTGTTTGATTGTTTAAATGGTAAACTATGGGAAGATGATACACAGATTCTTGAAGTATACGCTGTTAAACAATGGACCAAGCCTACGGAGGATGGATACTTTATATTAGGTGTAGACCAATTACAATAGGAGGGGGTTATATGTGGAAAGTTTTAACGTTATGTGTTACGTGTGCTATGTTATTTGGATGTAGCTTATCACGGACAGTAACGGGACCATTAGATGGTATTACTGCGTCAGTACAACAAGGGGTTAACAATGCTTGCAGCCCCATGCTTGGCTGGCTAGGTGGCCTGTGTTGTTTAGCTGGTATTGCTTTGTTAGTAATATCTAGAGGAACACTAGGTTGGAGACCGCTAATTGGTGGTGTGATTTTTATCTTAATTAATTATGCATTAGCATTATACGCAGACTGGTTCTTCATTCCAGTTGCGATTGCAACAGGAGCAATCAGTCTTGTGTGGGCAGGAAGAATCGTTTGGAGGATAGTTACAAACGATAAAATTAAGGAGATTAAACTATGATGAGTTGGATGGATTCTACATTAGGAACCGTATTTTATTCAGTTACGTTGTTTGGTGTCGGTGCTCTTGTCGGTAAGCAGATGTGGTGCTGGCTTTGTAAGAAGATGCCATGGTCAACTTGTTCTAAATAGGAGTTGAAATGTCAAAGATTAAAGACCGGGTTCAGTGTCCCGCCTGCGCTAACAGTGGGCGGGACACCTCCCGAGATAATTTATGTGTGTATGAAGATGGCGGCAAACATTGTTTTGCCTGTGGCCATCATGAAGGAGCATATTCAAATATGTCTACTACAGTACAGAAGTCCCCAACTAAGTTTCTCGCTGGAGAAGTTATTGGTGTAGGGGACAGAAAGATAACAGAGAAGACTGCTCGTTTCTATGGGTATCAAACTATTACCAAGGAAGGTAAGAAGGTAGAGATTGCCTCCTTCTTTCGTGATGGTAAGGTTGTTGCTCAGAAATTAAGAGGCCCAAACAAAGCCTTCCAGTGGAGAGGCGACACAGTTAAGGTTCCCTTGTGGGGACAACACCTTTGGAAGAGCACCAAAGGTAAGAGGCTTGTAATTACCGAAGGAGAAATTGACTGCATGACAGTAGGACAACTAATGGAAACTAAGTGGCCAGTAGTTAGTCTACCTAATGGTGCAGCAGGAGCTGCTAGAGCTATTAAGGATAACCTTGAGTTCGTTACCAGCTATGAAGAAGTCATTCTCATGTTCGACATGGATGATGCTGGTCAAGACGCAACTAAAGAAGTAGCTGAGTTATTACCTCCCGGTAAATGTAAGGTAGCTTCGCTTCCATATAAGGATCCGAATGAATGCCTACTTCAAAATCAGGGCCGAAAAATTATTCAGGCCATGTGGGAAGCACAACAATACTCACCAGATGAGATTGTACATGTTTCTCAAATTAATACAATCAACTCTCTTGAGGATACTAAAGTCTACCCATTCCCGTTTGATTCTTTATCCGACTACTTATTGGGACAGAGAAGCGGAGAGGTTACACTATGGGCTTCTGGAACTGGTTCCGGTAAGTCAACTATCCTAAGAGAGATCATCCACCACCACCTTGAAGAAGGTCGTAGTGTTGGTGCTATTATGCTTGAGGAATCTCCTCAAGAAACTGTTGATGACATGATATCATTACTAATTAATAAACCTGTACGAGCTATCCGAGCGAAGAAAGTTATGAATGAACTTCGAGCTAAGCTTGGTAAGGATCCGATTAGTATTGATATCATCAGTGATCTAACTGATGAAGAGTATGCAGATGCTAGAAAGAAACTAGAAGGATCTAACCTATATATCTATGATCATCTTGGCAACAGTGGACTCAAGAATCTATGTGCTCGTATTGAGTTCATGGCCGTGTCTCTTGATGTTGATGTAATTGTTCTTGATCATATCACTGCTGCTGCTGCTGGACTATTAAATGATAGTAGTGACTTCGATGGAGGAGGCTCTGAAAGATTGTTAATAGATAATATTATGAAAGAGCTAAGAGCACTGGTCTCAAGAACGGGTGTTCATATTGATGTTGTCTCTCAACTAAAGAAAACTACTAAAGCATATGAAGAGGGAGTACGAATCACACTACAAGATCTACGTGGCTCGGGTTCGTTATCTTCCGTACCTAATACTGTTATTGCTTTGGAAAGAGACAGACAGAATCCTGATGACAGGGTAAGCAACACTACTATTGTTAGGGTTCTAAAGAACAGACTAACAGGTAGATCAGGTGTTGCTGCGTGTCTATACTATGACCACGAAAGCGGAAGGCTAAGTGAATTAGACTTCGCCTTTGATGGTGATGGTAATGTCGTTAACGATTGGGATAACATATGATTCTAGTTACCGGAACAGGTCGTTGCGGTTCTAGTCTCATGATGCAGACTCTTTATTACCTTGGGGTTCCCTTAGTTGGGGATCCCAAGGTAGATAACGATGAGCACTTATTCTGGGGTGCATATAATATTGTTAATAGAGAGAACACAGATGTTAAGGTTAAGGCTAGTCCTGAGCTAGATAAGAAGGCGAGGAGCTTTAATCCTAAAGGTTATTGGGAGTTAGATATGCTAACAATAATCGATCATTGTAGGAAGGGTTTCGGAGAGCAGAATATTGGTCATGTTATAAAGATTACTGGAGCATTGGTTACTGAACTCCAAACAAATGATATCGAGAAGATGATTATATGTAAGAGAGAAGATACAGTTAAACAAGCAGAGAGTATGATGGACCTAGCTAAGATTGATATTCAAATAGCAGAAGAGAATAACCTAAAGAGTCCAAACTTTACCGAGTGGTATAAGGATAAAACATACTTAGATGTAATGACTATGCAAACAACACAAGGTATCATGCTTGATAGCTTAGCTATGAACTATGATATACCCTCAATCCCTGTTTACTTTGAGGATATGTTGAAGAACCCAGAGAAAGAGATTAAGGAACTAGTCCAATTCCTTGAGTTAGGAGATGTGGATATTTCTGAGGCTATTAATAATGTGGATAAACGATGAAAAGATTAGTGTTTGATGTTGAAGCTAATGGTTTAACTGAGCTTACTGTTAAAGGTGACGAAGCTATACCGGAAGCAGATAGAGTATGGTGTATGGTTGTAAGCGATCTAGATACTGACCAAGTATGGTTCTTTTATGAGAGTACAATGGAAGAGGGAGTTGAGATGTTAAGATCGGCTGATCTTATTATTGGTCATAATATAATATTATACGATGTTCCTTTGCTGGAAAGATTGTATGGACCAATTCATACTAAGAAATATGATACACTCACAGTCTCCCGTCTTATGTACCCAGATAGACAGAACCACCCCTTCGGAGGTAACTCTCTCAAGGCTTGGGGTATTCATCTGGGAGAAGAAAAGATAGAGTATATCCTTGGCTTTGATAAGTACAACGAAGATATGCTGAAGTACTGTCTTCAGGATGTTAACGTAACAAAACTTATATACGATAACCAAGTAAGCTTTGCTATAGATAATAAGAGGTCTATTAAACTTGAGCATGATGTAGCTTCTATCATAGCTGGGCAGATTAATAATGGTATTGGTTTTGATATCGAGGCTGCTAGTTTACTTGAGCATGACCTGCTTATGGAAAAGGTTTTGATTGAAGATGACATGAGTGAGATCTTTCCACCTATTGTGGAGGAGAGATGGTCAGATAAGACAGGTAAGAGACTTAAAGATAAGACAACACACTTTAACCCTGCCTCACGAAAACAAATAGCTGAGAGACTGGGTAAGAAATATGGATGGGTTGCCCCTAAAACAGATAAGGGTAATCCAAAGGTTGATTCAGCGGTACTTAAGAATCTTAATTACCCGGAAGCAAAAACATTAGCACGATACTTTGATACTATAAAGATGCTTAGTCAGTTATCTGACTGGATACTTAGAGCTGTTAACTCTAGAGATAATAGAATTCATGGTAGTGTTAATACTCAAGGAACTGTAACCGGAAGAATGACTGCATCACAACCCAACCTACAACAGGTATCAGGAGACTCTAGAACCAGAGCCTTGTTTACTCCTAGAGAAGGATGGGTTATGGTAGGTATCGATGCTGCTGGTCTAGAAGCTAGGTTGTTGGCTAATCGAATGGCTAACTGGGATGATGGTAACTACGGAGAAGTTGTTATTAACGGCGACATCCATAGCTTGAATCAGTCTGCCGCTGGTCTATCTACAAGAGATAAAGCTAAGACGTTTTTCTATGCTCTAGTCTATGGTGCTGGTGATGGTAAGATTGGTAAGATTGTAGGCAAGAGAGCTAAGGAAGGTAAGGAAATCAGAAACAAATTCCTTTCCGAAATGCCTGCTCTTAGGAATCTAATAGAGAATTGTCAGTTTCAAGTAGCAAAGAAGGGAACGATTACCCTACTAGATGATAGAGAGGTTCCTTGTAGAGCTAAGCACAAGGCTTTGAATGTACAGATACAAGGAGATGGTGCTGTTATTATGAAAACTGCTCAGAATATTCTTGACACTAAGCTATCCATGCTCTATAATGATAGAGTTGCATTCATGGCTACAGTTCATGATGAGTGGCAGCTTGAATGTGACCCCACTATAGCAGAACATGTAGGACAACTAGGGGTTGAAGCAATAATAGAAGCTGGAGAATTACTAGGTTGTGTTGTCCCTATGGACGGCAACTTTAGAATTGGTAAAAATTGGTCGGAGTGTCACTGATGGAAACAAAAGTAGAAACAAAACTAAATATATATATTGCTGGGCCTATGAGAGGTTATGAGAGAAATAATCATGATGCCTTTGATGCAGCAGAGAAGAATCTACGTAAGAAAAATATATGGAATCCTGTTAATCCTGCTGCTATTGATAGGTATGAAGGTGTTGATCCTGAGGATGATATGACTAAGAAAGAATTAAGGGAAGCTTTGAAACGAGATGTTGATCTTGTATTTTCTTGTCATTGTGTTTATATGTTATCTGGTTGGGAGCGGAGTGAAGGTGCACGTATGGAACATGCTCTTGCTGTTGCCTTGGGTATGGTAATACTGTATCAATCATGAGGTATGAAGTTCTTCCAACTAAAGTCTCGGTCTGTTTTTATGATAGATCAAAAGACTGGAGAGCAAAGATTATTAAATATTCTGCCTTGACCGACATACATCACTGTGGTATAATGCTTGATAGAGAAGGAAGTAGAGTAGTGTTAGCTTCAGATAAGTCTCACAAAGCTAAGTTTGTTGACGCTGATAAATTCCATAACCTAGTCTATGCCCCTATTAAGGTGGTAGAGTTAGATGAGGCTCACGTTTCCCTTCAGCAGCTTACTGATTTTTTATATAGTCATGATAAACTTAAGTGGAAACCATTGACTGATGATGAAGCTGCTAATTATAAACCAAAGAAGTATCCTAGTTACCGTTATATTGGTGACGCAAGGAGTATTATATTTTGGTATTTTCTAGGTAGGTTTATATTACCTAAACTATTACCACCATCGTGTGCGTTAATGACATGTTACTTATTAAGAATTTGTGGTTTCAAGGTAGGAGACCACGTACAACCAAAGACACTTTACAAGGAGTTAGATGATGCAGCTAATTATAATAGCTGGACAAGCTGGGGTTGGAAAGACTACGCTAGCACATATAATTGCTGCTGAAGTATTTGGTTTAGGTCTTGTCCCTAAGCTTTTGTCTTTTGCTGGCCCGCTAAAGGCTATGGCAGACGAAAAAGGCTATAGTAAAGATGATAATCCAAAAGAATATAGAAAGTTTTGTCAATCTTATGGCGCTGCTAAGCGTGCCGTGAACGATAACTATTGGATAGAAGAGCTGAATAAAGATATTAAGAAAGCTAGCGAAGAAGAAGCAAAGGCAATGGCTTCCTCTAACAAATATTGGGAACGTTGTGTTATCATAGATGATTGTAGATATCCTAATGAAGTAGAGTACGGTTTAAATAACAAGGGTACTTTAATCTTCCTTTCTTCTGGTAACAGAAAGATTGTTGATCCAAAGGAACGGTGGAGAAACCACCACTCTGAAGATATGGCTAAACTTATTGACAACGGAGCCAAAGAGTTTAGAAAATTATTTAACTGTTTGATTAAGAACCAAGGTACTATAGAAAATCTTAGAGAAAAGGTCCATTCTTTTGTTCCTCTTTGGTGTGGTGTAATACCCACTGACAATCAGGAGTACAAGGATGAGCACGTTGATGATCTTACAAGATGTATAACTGAACTGATTGATCTCCTCTTATTAGGTAAGCTTGATGAGGAGGAGGATGATGAGGAAGAAACCTAGAAAAGCTTTTTTAGATGGCGATATCCTCGCATACCAGACGGCGTTCTGGGCAGAGGTAAACGATCCTGATGATTTTCCTATTAAGTTGGAGAAGCTGGTTAAGCAGTGGACTCCTGATGGGGTAGATGGTATTACAATAGCACTGTCTTGCTCAAGAGTAGACAACTTCAGAAGAAATATATGGCCTGATTATAAGGCTAACAGGGAAGATCTCTATATACCAGAGTATTTATTAGATGTGAAGGACCACATGAG